TCGAGCAAGGGCTGCTCGGCGCCGAGGTCGCAGGAGAGGAAGGGCAGGCGCCGCCAGTCGCCCGCGGGCGCGGTGCCGTAGGTCGCCTCGGGGATCATGAGCAGGCGGCAGTTGGCGCCGATGGCACGGGGCATCGGGGATCTCCGGGATCAGCGGGGAGGAGAAAGGTCAGGCCAGCGGCGAGCCGGCGACGGTAAAGAACAGCGCGACGGGGACGGAGGCGGCACGGGCGGCGGCGGCACCCTCGACCTCGACGTCCTCGAACTCGGGCGCGCCGGGCTGGGCCCATTCGACCGCGCCGCCGAGGGTGCGGTCGGCGGTGACGGCGGCGGCGATGGCCACCAGCAGGGCGTCGAAGAGCGCGGTGCGGGCCGCGGGCGTCGCGCCGGCGACGGTGACCTCGACCGCGGCGCGATGCTCGATGGCCCAGGCGAGCGGCGAGAGGAGCGCCGTCTCCTCCACCGTCTCGCCATCACGGACCACGACCAGGCCACCGGGCGGCAGGCGCTGCGGCACGGTCTCGTTGCGAAGGACCAGCGGGGCGGGATGGCGCGATGCCAGCGCCGTCTGCAGCCGGCCGAGCAGCGCCGCGATCGCGGCCTCGCGCATGCTCACGGTGCGGCCCTGCCGCTTTCGCGTTCCCAGGCTGCCACGAAGCGACCCGGCAGCCGGCGCAGGCCGCGTTCGGCGGCGCCCTTCACGTCCAGCCGCTTGGCGAGCTTCACCTGCGGCAGCAGCAGGAACATCGGCACCATGCCACGGGCGAGCATCCCGCGCGCCCAGGCCTCGCGGCCCTTGCGGTTGCCGGTGCCGATCTCGGCGAGGCCGCCGGCGATCAGGCGGGTCCGGCGGCGCCGCCCGGTCTGCTCGCCCTGCCGCAGCGGCAGGCACCAGACGAAGCCGCGGCCGGAGCGGAACGGCCGCAGGAAGCCCTGGCCGGAGGCGATCATCTGCGCCGGCGTGACCCGCAGGCCCTTCTCTCCGCGGCCCCGGCGCCCGCGCGCCGCGTTGAAGCCGGTCGGGATGGCGAGGAACTTGCGCCCGCCCTTGGCGCGGATCAGCGCGCCGCGCTCGAAGGCGTCGATGACGTTCGGCACCTTGGTCCAGACCAGGCCGGCCGGGCGGAGCGACTGGCCCGAGCGGGGAAACACCTGCGAGCGCCAAGCGTTGGCGATGCCCCGCGCATTGCCGCCGAAGCTGCTGGTCACCTGCCGCCGCAACTCCTGCTTGACCTGCTCCGTCTCGGCGCGGATCGCCTGCATGGCCGCGCGCTCGCCGGCACGGACCTCGGCGGCGAGCTGTCGGCGCGGGTCGCCGACGATGCGCGCGGCGAGCCTCACGGCGTGCCGCCCCCCGGCGGCAGGCCGGTGCGGTGCCGGAGGATCGCCACCGCGAGGTCGTGCAGCGCCGCCTGGCCGAGGTAGCCGAACACGAAGGCGAAGAGGAACCGGCCGTATTCGTTGAACGCGAGGAAGCCCCCGAGGGCATAGCCAGCGCTGCCAAGCAGCGCGGCGGAGGGGACCTCCCAGACCAGGCACCAGCCGAGGCGGCGGCGCTCGGGGTGGTTCCAGCGCACGAAGCCGCCGGCGAGGCCGGCGGCGGCGCCGAGCAGCAGGTCGCGCAGCATCTCCAGCAGGCTGAGAGCGTTCTGCGGCATGGTGTTCTCCTATCGCTGGCAGAGCACGCGCCAGGCGGTGCCGGAGGCGTCGCGCTCGGCGTGGGTGACGGTGAGCAGGTCGGGGCCGAGGGCGAAGCGGTCGCCGGCGGCGACGTCGGGCAGGACGGCGATGGCGACCGAGAGGATGTCGGTCGCCGCGAGGATCTCCGTGCCGAAGGCCTCGCCGACGCGGTCGGGGGTGGACCGCAGCACCCGCAGGACAATGGGCGCGCCGGTTCCGCCCTGCCGATAAATGGCGTCGGCGCCGAGGTTCGGATCGGCGACGAGTGCCGCCATCGCATCCGCGAAGGCGCTCATCGCCCGCAGGCCCCGCGGATGCGGGCGCGCAGGTCGCCATAGTCGTCGATCATGCGCGCCAGCACCGCGCCCGCCGGCAGCGCCGCCAGCTCCTCCGCTGCCTGCACCTGCACGGCATGGGAATACGGCACCAGCGCCAGGCAGGCCGGTTCAGAACCGGCCGGCGCGCAGGCGCTCAGCACCGCCGTCAGCGCGATACTCGGCAGACGCTGCATCGACCCTCTCCCTTGCCTGCAAGGCATCCTGGACCGCCTGCCGTTCCGCCTCGGCACGGCCCTGCCGGCGGCCCACGGCCAGCAGGGCCAGGACCGCGCCCGCCCCCGCGAGGACGGTCGCCGCCCAGCCGCCGATGCGGGACCACAGGGCGGCAAGCAGCGCGGTCATGCCGGCCTCTGCAGACGCCAGAGCAGGACGCCGAGGATGGCGGCGAGGATCATCGCGATGGCGACCATCGGCGCGAGGCCGCCGAGCGCCTGGAGGGCGGGCGCGGCCTGGGCCGCGACGGTCGCCACACCAGCCGCGCCGACCACCACCGCGCCGCGGCCCGTGCCGGTGCCGGTGGCGACCTGCCGCAGCGTCGTCGGTGCGGGCGGCGGCACCCCAGCCAGGGTCAGGGCGCGGTCGATGACGGCGGCCGGATAGGCCAGCCCGGCGCATTCATGGGCGATGATGGCTTCGACCATGGGGCGGAGCTGGTCGTGCCGGTGCAGGTCGACCGGCTCCTCCGCGCCGACGCCCATGCGCCGCGCCACCGCCGCGACATAGGCGCCGGTGTCGTTCTCCCCGGGCGGCGCCCAGCGGGTGATGATGCCGCGCACCGTCCGCAGGCCGTGGCGGTCCTGGTAGCTGGTGAGCAGGGCCGCCAGGGCGCGGATGCCGTGCTCGTGGCTGGTGAAGCGGCAGAAGCGCCCGTCCGAGGGCGGGTCGGCGAGCCCCTGCCACTTGTTGGCCGGCAGGTGCTCGATATTGCCCGGGTTGCGGTTGCGCCAGCCCCGCGTGGCCCTGGGATCGATGCGGCTCATGCGCCGCTCGCCGGGACGCGCTCCAGCATTACGCGGACCGTGGCGTCGGCGGCGAGCGCGGCGACGGTGCAGAGGCCGACCTGGAAGTTGCCGGTCGCGGTGGTGGTGATGCGGCGGTTGGTATTGTCCCAGAACACCCGCGCGCCCTGGCTGATGGCCAGCGCGGGCTCCTTGGTCAGTTCAAACTCACCGCGGGTCTCGCATTCGACGGTGGCGTTCTGCGCGGCGTCGGCGGCGGCCACGCCGAAGAAGGCGCCGACCAGCAGGCCCTGGCCGGAGAGGATGCCCCCCGCGTAGGGCACCACCATCGGGATGGAGCGGGCGTCGGGACGGATGCAGTTGCGCATGGGAGGGTCTCCTGAAACGTCGAAGGCGTCCCGCGGGACGCCCTCGACGAAGCTGCTGTGGTGGTGGGAAGGATCAGGTGCCCGGGTTGAACCAGGCGCCGCGCCAGTCGATGGCGCCGACGCCGAAGTCGAAGATCACGCTCACCTCGATGCCGTCCGCGCCCTGCACGGGGCCGGTGGTGACCTGGGGCCCCTCGGCGCCGTTGAGGTAGCCGTAGACATAGACCGGCGCGGCGGCGGGTTCGGAGAACAGGTACCAGCGGTTGGTGGGGATCAGCGGTTCGACCACCGGCTGCACGAAGCCGGCAAACACATTGGCCTTGCTCGTCTCGCTCGCCTGCACCGCGACGGTGGCGCGCCGCGCGGCGAGTTCCTGGTTCGGCCCGACCAGCAGCCGCAGGCCCTGGCCCATCGAGATCGGCAGCCCGTCGAGCGTGCGCTGACGCATCATCGCCGCCCGGCCGGCGCCGATGGTGTCGGTGTCGAGGACCGTGCCGGTGGCGGCCTTGTTGGCCCGCGCCGCGGCGGTGGAGAACACGGGCGCATTGCCGGTGGCGAGCGTCGGGCCGTCGCCGTTGGCGCTGTTGAGCAGGTTGTAGGCGGTGGCGTTCTCGAACTCGGCGACGCGCCGGCCGATGGCGGCGGCGAAATCGGTGAAGGCGCCGAGATCGTCGTTCGCCAGCATGGGCCGGGTGACGCGGAGACGGCGGGCGAAGGTCTGCAGCAGGACGATCTCCTGGCTCTCCGACATGGTCCCTACCTGGATCTCGCCGTTCTGGGCGAGCGGCAGCAGGGTCGGGAAATCGCCGAGGCGCAGGTGGCGGTGCGGCTTGAAGTCGCGGAAGTCGCGCCGGAGGAAGATCTGCCGGTAGCTGGGCTGGGCCGGCTGGTAGGCGGCGAGCAGCATCGTGTTGGCTGCTGCCGAGAGCAGCGCCGGGAAGTCGCTCGTGGTGTGGAAGGCGCGCTCGGCGAGCAGCGCCGGGTTGCGCGGGATCTGCCGCTCGCCCTTCACCCGGAGGAGTTCGCCGATCATGTCGGAGGGGCGCCAGCCCAGGAACTCGGCGTGGCGGCCCGCGCCGGGGCCGGTGCTGGGGGCTGGTAGCCGGGCATGGCGCGGGTGGCGATCGCCTCGGCCATGGCGTCGCGGATCTGCGCGGGGTCGTCGTGGCCGGGGCCGGTCTCCGGGCGGGCGGGGATGGAGGGGCGCGGGCCCTGGGCGATGAGGGCGTCGAACACGTCGAACAGGGCGCGGCGGATCTGGTCGCCGGTCCAGCCCTGGGCGATCGCCTCGGCGCGGATTGGGGGCGATGCGCTCTGCCGGCAGTAGGGTGCGTGCGGCCTCGACGGCGGCGTCGATGCCGGCGATGCGCTCGCGCTCGGCGCGGCTCGCCTCGACAGGCACGGCGTCGAGGTCGGGCGCGGCGCGGGTGGGTTCCGGCGCCTGGGCGCTGGGCGTGGCGGTCACGGTGGTCGCCTGGGGCGGGGTGGACGGCGACGGGGCAGCAGCCGGCTCGGCCGGCGTCGTCTCGGGCATGGGTGGGTCCTCGTCAGGCAGGGCGGGTTCGATCGCTGGCGCGCAGAGGCCCTGCTCCCCCTGCGCGCGGACCGCCGCATCCCGATCCACCGGGACCGGCACGAAGGAGATCTCGAAGGGCTCCCATTCCACCGCGCGGTGGACGGTCTCGCCGGTGGCGGGATCCGGCCGCGGCTCGTAGCGGTGCACGCGATAGCCGACGCTCACCGCCCGCAGCGTGCCGTCGGCGATGCGCTGCCACACCGGCTCGACATCCGCGGCGCTGCTGAACCGCAGCGTGGCGTAGCCGCGCCCGCGCTCGAGGCGGGCGGCGGTGATGCGTCCCAGCACGTCGCAGGCATCGCCGCGCCGATGGGTGTT